CTATTTTCTAAATCAGGGGTGGGTAAAATTTTTAGAAGTTTAAGATACAATAATCTGGTTGTACTGTAGTGCTTATGTTCTGAGCAGTATCTACAGTATCCCAATTATAATCTCCAAATGATGTGCTTGTAATAAATGCACCTTTTATAATCCATTCAGATACAACATCTCCTACAGGTCCTAGTACGTTAAAAGTAAGATCTTTTTTATAGAAATCACTATACCCATCACGACCAGTAACTGATTCGTGGTGTAAACGTACCCATTCCATAGTTGCTTGTGCTCCAGATGGTGTAATTGGGTCAAATAATGTTAAAGAAATTGGATCCCAAGTGGATTTTCCTTTTACATATCTTGATACATTAATATGATTTAATTCAACTGTACCTTGTGATAAGGTTACAGCCCCTACTTCTTTTACTAAATAAGCAGGAATACCGTCAATATACATGACGAATCTGTTTGCTTGTTTTGGCTCAAAAGCGGTGAAAAATATTTCGTTTGGATCTAATACTGCCATTTTATTTTTTTATTTTATTATAAATATTTATCTTTTTAATTCTTACGCTGGAAATGTTGCTCCAGTTGGTAATACATTGAAATCTAGGATTACAAATTCTGCTGTTTTGGTTGGTTGTAAGAAAATCTGACCTACTAACTCATTTCTATCTATTGTAGATGCTGTGTTATTGGTATCATCCATTACTACTTTAAAAGCATATAATCCCTGTCTTTGTTGTACTCCTTCTAAATATGGGTTAACTACACTTAAGAAGTTATTTCTTGTAGCAATTGTATTTTGTTCAAATACTAAACCATCAGCTACTCCAGATATAAATCCTTTAAGGGAAATTAATAGTCTACGTACATTTACTCTATCTAAAGCACTGGCACGTTTTTGTAATGTTTTCTGACCAAATACAACTACTCCAGATTGTGGGAAAGTTGCTAATGGGTTAACGTTTGCTTCATATAAAGTATCTCTATTAGTTGCAGATAATTTTCTTTCAGCTCTAACTACTTGACCTAAAGCTCCTCTAGTTAATCCAGCAGGTGCAAACCATGGTTCACTTGAAGCGTCTGTAAATACATACACTCCAGGAATTACAGTTGAAGCTGGTGAATAAACTAATTCGCCAGTTTGTGGATCAATCATTTGAACCCATGGCCAATAAGTTGCAGCATAACTGTTATCAAATGCAGCAGCAGCTTGTGAAACTGATGCTATTGAACTACCATATTTTACTAAATCTAGTACTGCGATTGCATCGCCTCTTTGGATTGTATTTGATAATAAAGATGTTGTTTGAGTTGCGTGAGTTGCGTTAAGTAACCCAGGAGCACTAATAACATTATATTGGTATTCATCTACATTTCCTAATAGAGCAATTGCGTTATCATAATTACTACCAGTTAATCCTTGTGTATCAAATGCAGCGCCATCTCCTATGTTTCCATAAAAATTAGCAACACGTCCTGAAGTAGCTGTTGTTATATTTTCTCCCTCTGCTCCATTAAATGAACCAGAAGATACTGCTGGTAAAGAACCTGTAAATTCAGATTTTGCTTGACCATTATTATCGAAATAATTTGGTGTTTTTAAATTTACTGATTTTACTCTTACATATCTTGATAAATTAGCGTAAGATCCTGATTCTTGAATGAAGTAATCTGATCCCTCATTAACTAAATTTTTATTAATATCACCAATTTGTGCTGATATATAATTTGGTTGGTATGGGTCTAGTGATAAGTTATTATATTGTTCTAATACTACTTGTTGGTTTGTATTATCATTACCTCTACGAATAAGCAAACTAAATGTTCCTGAAGCTGTATTTACTGAAGGAATTGACCAACGAACATTTTCTGCTGATCCTGTTGATAAAGCACCACCTGTTAATTCGGTTGTACCGGTATTCATTACCCCTCCTTCTGAAATTGTTTCTAATTCAAAAGGTGTAACATCATCTGATAAATTAGCAGCAACTAAAGTTACTGTAAAAGTTCCGGCAGTTAAATCTGCTGATGTTACTGTAAGTACTACATCTGTACCTGCTACTCCTCCTAAAGCTGCTTGTAGAACAGTTCCGGACCAAGTAAATGTATCATTTACTTTAACTCCTTCTCCA